GCAATCCATCTTTACCTTTTATATTCACGTTGTTCTCCAGTTGTAAAGATGTGGATACTGTTACGTACCCACATCCTAAATGATTATGCAGGAACGCCAAGAGCAAGAGCTTCCGCTACAGTAAGGTCAAACTCTACGCAAGCGTTGTGCTTGACACTAGAAGCATCTGTCCACTCAGTTGCATTACACTCAAAACCATAACTCGCCCATGCTTTGACTTCAAATGTCATGTCTGCCTCATACCCAGTCATACTAGCAATCACGTACTGTTTGTATGAAAGAGCATCCCCTCTATGAGAAGAACCCTTACCAAACTTAGGTACAAAGACTTCCAATGAGCACATAGGAGCGTAAGGTTGGTCAGTTGTTCTTGGAGTGTAAGAACAAGCAGTTTCATCATACACACCACCCTCGACACATTCTCTAAGGTCATATCTTTCATCCGTAAGAGCAAGAGACGGACTATATCCCTTATTGATTGCATCGATAATCATCATGTCAATAGCACCACTTCCAGATTCCTGCTCAATCTCTTCTTTGTCCTTCATCACGTGAGGAAGGCCGACAGCACCAGAATCATCGAAACAGGTTACCCATGCAGTTCCAATAGCAGTTGCATCACCAGACACGCCAAACCCAAGAAGTACTGCAAGCACGCCCTGTACTTCAAGTTCAGTTTTGTTTTCAACTGCGACCGCATTCACGATTAGAAGTCTTCCCGTTACTGAGTCAGCAGAAGCAAGGAACACAGCACTGAAAGGTGTGGCTGTATTCAATGCAGTCACAACTTCGGCAACAGTAGCGATGTGTGCTGTTCCTACAGAAGTCATGTCCACAACAATATCAACAAAATCACCTGTCCTGTCCCAACGATAGGAAAGAACGTCAGTTGCAATTGCACCTGTTAAATTCGCAGTGCCAGTGAAACCTAAGTGATTGGTTACACTAGGTACAGAACCATCGGGGTTGTTTCTGCGCACACAAAAACCCTCATTTGAAAAACCGGTACGTTTATCTTCGGTATACATTATTTACCCTCCCCATCTTTAACTGTTCCACGAACAGTTTCTTTCTTGCTTGAGAACTTTACGCCCTCTTCCACTTTGGGTAAGGGCTTCACGTCCTTCTCCACCACTTCTCGCACAGCAGGGAAATCCTTTCCAATGTTACACTTTGTTTCACTTTCACAAAGGAAAAGAGGCCCGATGTAATACTTAAACTTCATGTTACCTCCATCTTACTGGTACTTCTAGTACCCTTTCACGATAGATATATCCTACCGTACTAGCCGGACGGATATCCGTTATTTCTGATGTCACAAATACTTGCGTCCTTGTAACAGTAGTCCCATTAACTACACTTAAATGTTTTCTGTCTAATATCTCATACAATGTATACAGTATAAATTGGTCTAGTTCATCTTGATAGTTCTTAGGGTAACATACACGTACAAAGAACTTACTTGTACTGTTCTCTGCTCTACCTAGATGCATCATTTCACCTATTAGGATATAAGGTAATATTCCTTCCCCTACACCAACAAGCTCACCACTAACAGGAAGAACCGTATCTATATCTGTCTGTTGTGCCTTTAGAAAAGTAACTAATGCACGTACTATCATAGTTCCTCCTTATATAATCTTTGCTCCATATATTCTTTCTACCTGTTCTAAGAATCTATCTGAGAACAAGTTCATCATAGTTTCTAGTGCATGTCGTTTCTCTTCCAGTGCACCAGCATAGTACACATAAGAACCATAGTACCCATAAAAACCAATACTACCACCAACGTGGTACGCTTGAAAGAACATATTGGTAACTGCTACGTATGTCCAATTGTGCCAATATGCTCCGGCTTTGGGGTCGTCCGGTGAACCTATGTTCTGATTCAAATCCCATGTGTACCTCATTTCATTCACAATGAACTCAGCCGCACGTGCTGACTCTTCTTCTTTACCTACAAAGTACTTATTTATGTTGCCAAGTACTTTAGCCGATGACTTTCTAATATTTTCCTCAGCTTCTTGTACATTGTACTTAGCTGGTTTGAACGTAGCCATTACGGTCTTGGAGGAAGTCGCTCTCCCCTACTTGGATCTACCACTTCTTCCTGTTGCTCAACCACAACTTTCTCTTGTGTGCTATCAGTACATGCAAGCTGAAAGAGCAAAGCATTTATGATACTAAATGCGTGTATCCTGTCACAAGAAGCTAGTTTACTTTCATTGTCTATTTCTACACCATCTAATGCGAATTTCAATTTCATATCAACCTCCTATCACGAATGGGGCAAGCGTTCCTGCCGATAATACGACACTTGCACTAATATCACCTTGATTATCTGTCACGTCATCTAAATGGGCGTGTATTGCGATAATTTCATCATAACGAGTAATATACACAGGCTCCAAAATTCGGTACTTCCTTGCATTATGCCCAATTACAAGCCCCCTTTGTATCCAGCTCATAGTATACTCCCCAACAAGAAGGAAATCATTTATCCATGCGCTCACATCTTCCCCATTATTATTCTGTACTTCTGGTTTCTGTACAGGAACTATCATAACAGGGCCTAACTCTATAACTGTAGGAGTCTTTGATATATCTGGAATCAAAACCCCATATGCATTTTCTTTTGTTTCATATGCAGTATACAAAACCATTGCTGGGTCTGTTAGTACTCTAGTGTGCTCTGCATTACGCAGAATATTAACTAATATATTCATCTGATGCACCACCAACAAACTCCATCTTGTCTACAGCGACTGCAATAGAACCAGAATGTCTGTTCACTTTATCCATATCTCTATATACTCTTGCCTGTGCCCTACAGAAATCAGATACTTCTTTCAAAGACTGAAATGAAGTGCTTGTACTTCCTGTTCCATATGCTTTTATTCCACCAGACCAGATTAAAGTCGCACTTTGCATCCACAAGATACTTGCGGTCTTTGCGGGTCTACTGTAATCTACGAGAAGCAACTCCAAGTACGTATCATCATCAGTCTGATAGTAAGGGTATATATACTTCTTCAACAAGTCAAGGTCTGTCATAATCACCTCAATGATGCCCTACGGAGGATTAACTCCGTAGGGTACATACGAAAATTAGTTTACCATTCTGGCAGAGTAATTTCTTGAATGAAATTGGCAATACCAATTTCATTGTAGATTGATTCTGCATAGTACCAAGCTTTCTGAGACTGTGTAAGAGTCTTAACGTCTGGTTTCTCGTCAACTTCCATAGTGAGTTCACGCTTCATAGCAATCTTCATGTAGCGGTTAGGCTTCACAAGATAACACTTGCCCACAGCAACACCGGTAAAGGTATTTGTGTGGTCTTCAAAGTCGATGTACTCAGTATCATACGCAACAATCTGAGAAATATCAGAAATTCCAGGATACTTACGTTCAGCAACACTGGGAAGTCCACCAAGAATACGTCCGATGTGTCTAGCATCGTAAGAGTTACAAAGGAGGATAAGCCCGGTAGCATCAATCTTCTTATCTTCGATAAGAGGGTCGGTGCGAACAGAAACATCATCAATTGCATCATCCATGGTCATGTACAGAAGTTCCTGTCTTCCCATTTCGGCATCAGCATAAGCCCCACTCTGTGCAACACCATTGGTGTTAATGGAATAGTCGTAGTTGAGAATTGGTGACATTGCATCATCATCACGAGTAAGACCATACGCCATTGCAACACCTTCGTTGACTTTCGCCATGTCAAATGTTACATCCCACAAATCAGCGAGCAGAGTGAAAGCAAAACCAGTGGCTTTGATGTAGAAGGTCATAAAGTCCTTCTGACCCATTCTCTTCTGCCCCTGTGGTACAGCTTGTCCCTCTCCGTTGTTCGTCTTAAACTCGAAAGCATAAGGGAACATTTCACGGAGTTCTATGATGGGAGTAGCATTAGGCGTGCTCACTACATCATAGAACAACTGACGGATTGTCTGATGCAGAGTTTTCTTGATTGTCAAATCAATTCGCTGTGCATCCCAAAAGTTCTGCCAATCAATCGGAAGACTGTTTGCGGCAAGCTTACTTGTCACAATAAAATCTTTCATTGAACTGACACCATCGAGAGGTACGTCAAAACCACTCGTGTACTTACCCGAAATGGTGATGGGTATGTTAGAGCCAAACTCTTTCACAGAATCCATCAACTTAAAGGCTTTGTCGTTTCCCATGTCCATGATAGCTTTTGAACTACCAAATCTGGTGGGAACAATATGTGCACATGCATCACTCTGTACATACACCTTTTGTCCAGCGCTGAACTTTGCCTGCATATCAGTAAGCAAAGATTCCCTTGTAGTAATTTTCATTTATACTTCCTCCTTACGCTTGCACGTACATGATGTACAATACACATTCGTCTGTGGCACTCACAGTGGTGGCAGTCAAACCATCTGCTGTAATAACAGCGTCGGTAAGCAGAGCCGCACTTGCTGGTACAGCAATTGTGTCAATATCCATAGCCCCAGTGATACCTGCACCACCAGTGTGTGCTAAAGTCACAGTTGCACTCACCACAGATGCAGAAGCTATTGCAGTAATACCAAAAATGGTATCCCCAACAGCAAGTCCACTTTCTGAGTTAGGAATTGCGAGTCCAGCATTAGCTGTCTCGACCACAACAACAGCTACTTTGAGAGTATTGCTAAACTTGCCCTGTGAATCACGCAACAGACTTACGTCCATTGTCTGAACGAAAGGACGGAACTCAACCCATGCACTTGCAGAATCTGCACCTGTGATAATACCAACAGGAACAGCAGTATCTTCTGTTACGGCACACAAATACCCAACAACAGCACTGGTCTGTGGTACGAAGTAGATTACTGCTCCAGTCACAAACACATCAGCGCCCAACCCAGCCTTCACTTGGTTAGTGTGAATGGTACGTTCAGAGTCGATACAGATATTTCCACTAGCAGTCGTGAGAATATCATCATAGTCACAAACCTCTCCGAAGAAACCGTTCAGTATCACAAGTTCATTGTGAATAACAGTTCTTGTTCCAGAGTTTGTTACTTCCGGTACGATATCATGCAGAGTTTCCACGTGAAAATCGTAATTGCTAGCCTTGTAAGCATTCATTGCCATGTTAAGCCTCCATTACCTTTTGTTTTTGTGCAGTTTTTGTTTTCACTTCTGCACCATCCGAAGGTACAAAACCTACGGTACTAGCAAGAAATGTCTGCATGTTCTTTATTGAGTCAAGACCTTTGAGTCTTGTCACTTCCGTCTGAATGTCGGTCAGTCCACCAGTCTTGAGTGTGAACATGTCCTTTGCAATACCAAGAACCTCTTTAGTTGTGAACTCTTTTGTGAGTTCTGCATCTTTAAGGCTATCGAACGTTGCTGTACGTTCTGCGAGGATGTTTGTGATAAAAGCATCAGCATCCCCACCGGCCTTCAAATTCAAACCTGTCAGTACGGAAAGCTGTGTCTTCTGCTCTGCTGTGAGCATCTCGATACCAAGCTCCTGTGCAACAGTTTGTAGATTTCCGTCACCACCAGCCTTGAGACTAGCCTTTACTCCGGCTATCAATTCAGTAAACTTCATGGTTATTTCTCCTTCTACGTTGTCTTCTTCTTCGTTCTCTTTGCTTGGAACGAGAAGTCCATTATCATCATAAGAACCAATTCTAAAGTTTGCTCCTACAATCTTTGCATCAGAAGCGTGCATATCATGTTCAACGATTGCATTTGTCTGATTCTTTACCGACTCTATTGCATACTGCGTGTAGTCGGATAAATCCTCAGTCCACACAATTTTGCGCTTTTGAATATCACCTGTAGAAGTAGACAACTGCCCTGCGGATATCTCACGCATGGTCTGCTCTACAAGTTCCTGTGCTTCCACACCTTTCTTTACAATAAGCCTGTTACGTAACAAGAGCCTGTTATCCTTCACAGTAGCACCAACAATGTACCCATCTGCAATAGCTCTCATTGCCCAGTTCCCTGCGTCTGCATGCCCTTTGATATAAGTAAATCCGGGCTTTGCGTTTACAGCTAATGCATACGACTTAGCCCACTCTTCCGTAAGAACAATGTTCCCAGAAAAGTCATCAGTTCTGTGGTCTTCACCAAGCAGTACTTCATTTACAAACTCAAGAGCTTCCATGTTAGCAAACAGCTTAGAGACTGCATCTGTATTTCCTACGGGTACAGTATCCGGTACTACATCTGTAACAACAGACCTAAATTGCGTACTATGTTGCTCATACTTACTTTTTATTTTCATCTGCATCATCCCCTTTGGCATTATCATCATTAACAGCGGTATTGTCATAACTTCCGTCTGCAATACGTTTGTTCATAGTGTTGTCCTGTTTTGCTCGTTTATCTTCTTCTCTTTCAAGCATAAGTTTCGCTGTTTCGTCAATTTCTTTAACGTGTGACGCATAATCCTGCTCAACTTGCAGTATATCAAGTACTTTAAGAGACTCATATATCTCTTTATCACTAAGAATATTTGCTTGTTTAGCTTTGATAAGTGACGTAGAAAGAGTGTTGAGTGTAGATGCTTTCTCTTGTTCAGAAGCAAAGTCCGGTGTTGGCCATATAAATACAAAACTTTCAGTCTCATATTTGTTGAATGTTGCAAATGCAAGTATATCCAATGCAATCTTTACAACCAATCTCCAACTCGCTTCATACTGTATCTGCTTTCTTTCAATCTTCTTTATGTACACAGGACGTTGCTCACGTACAGAAGATAGCGATGTGCCCATGCTTGCACCCATTACTATCTCTAATGTCTGAGAACCTTCAATGATGTTTGTGAATGATTTTTCGGACAGTACATTGTACTCCCCTGTAACCCTGTTGGATTCGATGTAAGATACAGCCTCACTTTCTTCCTCCGCTGTTTGTGCGGCTTGATTGATAAAGAAGTTTCTGTCATCAATACGTAAAGAAGCTTGCCCTGCTGTGAGACTTGCCCATGTTCCAACACCAAAGTTGTTATCTACCCATGTTTCGGGGTCATTGGCATTAACCTGCATCTTGGGATGTCCATCACGTTTCTGCGCACGCCCAGCTTCCACCGAAATATCATTGTACCATTTTAGCTGTGGTTCAATATTCTCAATCTCACTGTGGCCTCTTAGTTCCCAAGGCTCTGCATCATTTACGAAAGGTATGATTGGAATGAATCCAAACACGTTCTTTACTACTTTCGTGCCACTGTACTTAGCTTCGTCACAAACATTGACCGTTGTTATGGTATCTTTGTCTACTGTGACAGTAGTCTTCATATTGTGCGTATTTCTGTCTTTTGTCTTGTAGTTGAACTGGTCAACTATGATAAATGCACTAATTTCCTTCGTTACAGGGTCAATAGGGATGTCTTCTACGGTTTCTGGACGTATAATTACGAACTTTATCTTGCCTTTTTGGTCTATTTGTGGCCAAATATATGCTGTTCCTTCTCGTTCAGATATCCTATGTATCTGATGAAAAGGTAACAATTTCTTAAAATCATCCACAACTTTCAATGTTTTCTTGTTTGCTGAACGTATTTCGGGTATTCCAATGAAGGAACAATTGCTATCTATGATAGGTTTAACCAAATGTGCGGCCATGGCATACATGTTATTTGTATTTCTATACAGCTGGCGTGTCAGTTTCACGTCAACCTTTGCTGGATTTGCTGTTTCCAAAGGTTTGTTTACAACAGAGAATGGATTCCTCTGTATCTTACGTCTGGCGTCTGTCAACATGTCACCAAACAGCTTTTCAAATAAAGCTGAGGTTGCTGTTGAAAACAGGGATTTCTTACTTGCCATTACGTGCCCTCACTGTTTTGCCTGACTCATTCCGTGCTCTTACTATTGTGTTCTGTGCAAAGAGACGTGCGCTTTTCTTATTTATCTTCAAAACAGACGAATCTGCTCTCCAAGGAACACTTTTACGTGCAATAGGAAGAGCTTTCTGATGTTTTTCGGGAATATCTTCGTAATTGTGCATAGCCGCAAACGCAATAAGTTCCATGAAGTAACGTTCCTGTTTGTCCAACACTACGACAGCTTCTTCCAGTGCTTCGTGATAAATGTCCATAAACTGTACTTTCTCTTCTTTCGTGTACTTCATTAACTTATCCTCATGTTTTTCACAGCTTTTGCTGTACTCTGACGTGCCATTTGTCTTGCAACAACCATAAAACCACCACTCGATGCATCAGCTTGGTCATCATGTGAGGTCTGTGTACCATCCGTAACCCCTGCAAGTTCATCAACAAATGCCCTGTTCCACGTTCCTCTCACAATGTTCACGTTTCCACCTTTTACTTGTGATGCAAATGGTCTCCAATATGCAAGTTTGGATGTACGTTTGTTGTTTGTATGTACATCATGGCCCATTAACAACCTCGTATAAAGCGAAGCTTCCGATTTTCCCGCAGAGCCGGGGTCTCTTTCAATCCAAATAGCAACGTCATGTCCATCCGCTTCTGCTGTTTCTTTTACAAGCTTCTCTACGTCTGCTGGTTCAAGCCTTCCACGTCTGACGTCCATTACGTAAATCTTATCTTGTCTGTCAATTCCAATCAAAGCCCCTACCGTGTAATCGGGGTCTGGTGTAACGTCACTTGGTAGTGTCCCAGCCTTGTCCCAATATCGTACTATCTTCTTAAAGTGCTTGAGAGGTGGCATGTCTTCTGCTTCAACGTAGTTCCAATACGTAGTCTTGAAAAGTTCTCCAGCTTGGGGTCTTGCATGCCAATTGCCAAGTAACAACCTCTTGCGTTCATATTCAAACATAGCCGAAAGGTTTCCAAGATATGACGGGTCAAGCTTCATAAGTGTTTTGTTGTCCTGCAACTGTGCACTTATGAAAGTAAAACTCTTAGGGTCGTAAGCCCACGGCTTATTGTCGTTATCTGGATTGCCCTTACGCCACACATTAGAATCCTGTCTTATCTTCCATGGTGCAATCTGCGTAGGATACACCTTTCTTGCTTCTTCATAGCTGTCAAACCACAGAACTTCTCCACCAATACGTAGTATCCAACGAATAACACCAGACCGTTCCTTTATAGGATAGCCTTCATCATCAATCCACCAATCCAACAATGTCAACAAGAAACTATCGGGGTCAGGGTTACAGGTAGCACGAATGTAACTCTTCACACCACACGTGCTTCTGTTCCTCGACAGCATATACCAGAACTGTGTACTGCTAAAATGCTGTAGCTCGTCAAACCCTATCATAGCGAGCTGTGCCCCATCCCACGCCTTTACAGATTTCTCATGCTGTAGATGCGAGAATGTAATCTTTGCACCAGAAGGGAATGTCCACGTAGGACGTGGCGAGAGTTTCTGGTCTCCACCCAAGTCTGGATACACCATGGAAGATGTGTCCCACAACCCACCACCAGACGTAATCTGAGTGGATTGTCGTCTTAGGAGTAACGCTTCGTAGCCTCTTATAGCTATGTTGCGAGTAGGGTCGAGTATGAGAGCAAACGACTTTCCACTCCCGGCAGAACCTCCGTACACGATGATGTCACAATCCAAAGAGAGAAACAACTCCTGCGGGCCTTTTTGTGGCCTGTAAACAGTAGGTTTACGTGTAAGTTGCTGGACTCTCTTTAATGGCATTATTCATCCTTATCATACTCAAATTCTTCTTCACCAATATCCACAGTGTCTTCTTCTTCGTCAGTAATAACAACATCGTCCTCGTCCTGTACTGTTCCAAGTGAGAAGTCCTCACCCTGTGAAGCACTGTTCGCCCCACGACCATTGTCCGGTAAGTATACAATCACACTTGGACTGTTGTCCCCAGTGTCCTGCTTAGGTTTGAACTTCGTTGGGTATAGTATCCTTCCAAGTTCCTTAATTGCATCCAACCGTGAACTAACCTTTGTGTTCTGCATCGGGTCTGCTATGTTGCGAAGTTCCGTGACTATGTATTCCTTAATCTTGGCTTCAATTTGTTGTATCTGCATCCAGAAAACTTCGTCAGCTTCGATTTCGTCACGTTCTTCATCCGTTATTGCATATGTTTTTAATGCAAGTTCATAATCAAAAGCCTTCCTGAAGGAGTTAATGATTAGGGTCTTCTTTTCTTCGATACCATTAGCTTTCATGGCTATACTCCCCCATGATTAGAATAGCACGGAATGAGGGTCTTGTCAAGTAAACACATTGACAAATGGCGTAATACTGTATAAGTAACAAGGGTGAAGCAAGGGTGGGCGTACTTGGAGTGGTGCTTGCCAGAAAGGAACAAAAAGTAGCTGAAAGTGCTGTTTTTCGGGGGTACACCCATTAATTAGGTCAACTTTGCCCTGTATTGATGGAGAATTGTCAAGGGGAGGTCGGAAAAGAAAAGCGATACCCTATGTATCCCCCTACCTTTCAAACCCCGTGGTGCGCATCCTCATTGGCGATATTTCGGGCAAAACATAAAATATAGCTCTAGGCGACACAAATACCTCTAAACGACCCTTGCATATTCTGAATATACATGATATACTGTACCCATGAGTGAACCAAAGGCTATATGTCAACAAGAGGGCTGTACAGAACAGGCGGTTACGAGAGGGTACTGCATGAAGCATTACACTCGTAAATATCGAGAGGGGGCTTTCCCAGACGTAAACAAACAGGGACAGACCAAGGTCTGCGCTGTTGATGGTTGTGAAAGGAGAGCTATTTCACGAGGGTTGTGCGCCAAGCACTACCAACGCCTTATGCGATTTGGTAGTGTTGATTGTGCAAGGAGGAAGTTGTGAAAATTAGTGCATATGAAAAACGCATGCGAAAAGAATATCCCAAAGAGTATAGTGTTTGGAGTGGGATGAAGGATAGATGTCACAATAAGCGTGCCCAATCATATAAATACTACGGAGGGCGTGGGATTAAGGTATGTGATATGTGGCGATATTCCTTTGCTTCTTTTATAGAGGGTATGGGGCCAAGGACAACAAGTAAGCACCAGATTGACCGTATAGACAATGAGGGAATATACGAGCCTAGCAATTGTAGATGGGTGACTTGTAAAGTAAATGCACACAACAGACGTAATTCTATGCCAAATGGATATAAAGCTAAACTTATATATGAAGAGTATCAAGATGGTGCAAGTACGGAACATCTTATAGAGAAGTACGGTTTGTACGAGAGGGTAATAGAGCGTATCTCTCAAGCTGATTTTGTTGTACCACCCCCACCACTGACAGAAGAGGAAGAGTATAAGAATGAGCACTACTACGACCTAGAAGCTGAAACTGCTGATGAAGATGATGCTAGAGAAGCTGAACAAGACAGGAAAGATTATGAAAAGCGTATGGATGCTATGCAGGATGAAGAAGATGAGAGAGAAGAGGAACTAGCGAGAGAGGCTAGAGAGGATAATATGCGTAAGTACTTGGCAATGGGTGTTGTAGACGAGTATTGACGTGGATAGGTAGTGGGGGATGGAGGATTGACGATTGCCACGTGGGGATTGGGAAAAATAAAAAAATTATAGACTCTTGGCGACACCCGATCTACCGTGGGTCGGTCAAGGTTCATTGCAATTTTATTTATGCATAACTTATGCAATGAATATACATACCAGTAACCTACTTCACGTTGAAACATCAATTAAACGTGCTATTAGCGCAACGTGAGACCACCGCCACGGGCCTGTATATTCATACTGATGTACTGGTATCGGATTGCCTTGCCGTGAGATTCCTATATTTATACACCTATATAAATCACTATACGTACAACTTATATCCACACACAAACAACAC